GGCTTCTTCTCGCCGGGCTTGGTGCCAAGGCGCTCATCCCACGGGCCCCGGTCAGAGTCCCAATACAGGTGCCAGAAACTCACGCCGTCCGTCTGCGCCCAGAACCCCGCCTCGCGCGCGAACCGCGTCATCTGCAGCTGGTCGTGCTGGTATTCCAGCGACAACTGCTGTGCCTGCGCCTTGCGCTTATCGTCTGGGTCCTGCGTCGTCGGCGTCACGGCAAAGCCGGGGCGCTGGTCCACCAGAATCTGCAGGCGCTGGTCGAGCGCCTTATCAATCATGTTGTACACGACGCGGGCCGCATCGCGCGGACGAGCCGGCTCCCGCCACGGCCCAAGGCCGTTGGCCGAAATCCACTGCTGCCCCGCCCGGAACAGCCGGTTGCGCTCGACCAGATGCAGGTGCATCTGCACCGCCTCACGCCGGGAGTCCCACAGCCCGCGCGTCCACGACGCCCACGCCTGCATGTCCTCGGCCGTCGCCTTGTCCGCGCCGGGGAAGTCCGCCCCATACAACGCCCGCTGCAACGCGGAGAAATCTTCCTCCGGCGTCTGGCCCGTCTCATCCGGCGGATTCGGGGCGACCTGCTCGTTCGGCGACTCGGGGTTGTTACTGAACCCCTCCATCGCGCGAGCGAGGGCGTCGTCCAGCAGCGCGTCAGTGTAGGGAATGGTCATGGCTTAGTCGATGCGGCCGACGCCGACAGCGGCGCGAACCTTGTTCCAGTCCTTCAGCTCTTCGTACCGCTCGCGGATTGCCCGCATCACTTCTTCCTGCGCCCACGCCTCGCGCTCCTGCATCGCCACAGCAACGAGGTCGTCTGGCACCTCAGTTGGCGGAGTTGGGTCTGTTGACGCCGCGTGACTTGGCCGAAACTCGCGGGCGACATCTGCCAGCGTGTAGATGGCGTAACAAACCACACTTGCCCACAGCAGGTGAACGAACATCACTCGGCGGTGTACCGAATCGTGACGACCGGCGAGCCGCTGGAGTACACCGAGCAACGCGCTCGGAACGCGCTGTAGCCGCCCGTGGACTTGGTAAACGCGCCGGCTGCCGTAGCCGTCGAAGCGTCCGTGCCGGAGTTCGAGGGCGTCATGTTGAACGCAACGTAGTTCGTGCCGTCCACCGACGCCTCAAACGTGATAGTCGCGCTCATCGCGCCAACAATCTGCACGGCGATGAAGCCGGGCGACGGAAGGCCAGCCACGCTGGCGGCATCATTCACGGCTGCCACGGTCACGCTGTTCGCCTTCAAGAGCGTTGCTGCCATTAGTTACAATCCCAAGCCCGAAGGCTTTTGTTGATGCGCGAATCCGGGTCGTTCGCCGTCTTTGCGCTGGTGAGTTTCGCCTTCATGCCCTTCATGCGGCGGCAGAAGGCGATGCGCCGCTTTGCCGAGGTTGGCGACCGGGCCGCCTCCGCCCGCTTGACCGGTGGCTTGATGTTCTTCCCCTGCGCGCGCAGTGAGGCACGGCCCTTTTCGTTCAGGCCACCCTCAGGGTCTTGCCCTTCCGCTCGCTGCCACGCTGGGGACTTCGCCATCAATCCTCGTCCTCGTCGTCCATCTCGGCGTCCTGCTCATACGCCTCCTCCTCAACCTCCTCCATCTCGTCCTCATCTTCCAAGAGGGCGAGTTCGGCCTTGAGGGACGCAATCTTCTCTTCGAGCGCGGCGATTTTATCCGCCTTGCTCATCTTCGGCATCTCGTCGTCGCCCTCGTCGTCCCGCGCCATCGGCATCGGGGACTTCTTGGGGCCGCCAATGGCAATCATGACCGCCATGCCGGGCTTCTTGTCGCCGGCCAGTCCCTTCCGGCGCATGAGCGGGGCGCGCTTGCCGATTTTCTCAGCCACGGCCTCCATGAATCGCTTCTCAGCCATACTACCAGCCCTCCGAGGGCAGTTGAGACGAAAAATCCCCGATTTTACTCGCGGTGGCCTGCATCGGACGGAGCGCGGGGTCATCGGCAAACACCGTTCCCATGCGTTCCGGCTCCGGCGCAACCACTTGCACCCGGTCCCACCCGTAGAGGGCCAGTCCGAGCGCCATCACGCCGTCATCGTGGTATCCGCGCGGGGCTTCGTAACGCACCCCGGTCGCGGTGTAGTGAAACTCGAACGTTTCCAGCTCGACGGGCAGCCACCCAGCGGGCAGTTTCACACTGCCGGCCTGAAACGCTGCAATCAGCCGCTGCATTAGGCGCAGTTTGGACGATTGCGTGAAGACATGGGGGGTCACATCGACCCCCATCAGCTGCAAGTCCGCGACAATCGCGTCGCCGACCCCGGTTGCGTCCACCACGGCGGGTGTTTTCCCGACGATGGCTTGAATCTTGGCCTTCGTCTCCGCCCACGGGGCTTGCCAGCGCTCCAGTACGACCACCCGCGCCCACGGGTCCAGCCCACAGACCACGGTGTAGTCAACCGACCGCGCCAAATCGACCCCGAAGACGACCGGCTGCGCCGCTCCGCACTCCCCAACCGCCTTTCGGATGGCCTCCAACCCGAACGGGTTCGCGCCGTCGTCGGTCGGGATGCCCTCGAACTCCTGCTGGAAGACCTCGGGTGGCAGTTCCGCTCGGGCGGCTTCGACTTCCTCCGCCGGGATGTACGGATTCTCCAGCGTGGAGGCCCGGAAGCTCTGCCAGTCCTTGTCCTCGGCGTTCCAGCCTCGGTTAAACAACGACACAAATCCGTGCCGCCGGCCCTTCGGCGTTCCGAGAAACAGGGCGCGACCGCCCAAATCCACCAGCGTCGGCCGGATAGCCGCCTGCCAGACATCCAGCAGGTCCTTCGCAATCCCCGCTTCGTCGATAACGGCGAGGGCGTACTTACGACCACGGGCCGGGTCGGGGCTGTCCAAGGTCCAGACCTCGACCACGCCACCCGTCGCCAGCTCCATGCGCTTATCCTGCTCGTTCTGGCGGGTCACCACCGGCTGCAATCGCTGCGCCAGCTCCCGCCACGCTTCCAGCGCCAGCTTATAGCTCGGGGCGAACCAGCCCACCGGCTGCCCCTTCAGCGCCGCATCGCACACCAACCGAATCCCCAGCGCGGACTTGCCGTAGCGTCGGCCACACATGACCACCCGGAACCGCGCCGGATGCTCCGCCACCCGGGTTTGGCCGGGGTGCAGTTTGTGGAGCCGGATACTGACTTCCTGCGGCTTGGCGGTCGGCACAATCTCAGCGTTAGAGACAGCTACCGCAGCGGGGGTGCTGCGTTGCCCCACCCGCTCGGCAGCAAACTACCACCCATCCGGGGCCTAGCCACTTGGCTGCGAATCGCGCATGGTGCCCCAAGTGTATAATCTAACGAGTCAAGCCCCGAAACGCAAGGTGTCGCGTCAAAGATTCTTATTAACGGCAGGCAATAATATGCGCTTTTTGTCAAGAACAGCCATTTTGTGCATACGACTAACCCTTGACTGCCGCTAGCAACTAGCTGCTAGTAACTAGTAACTAGTATATATATATATATTACTAGTAACTACTAGTAACTAGTAACTAGTAACTCGTTACTTGTTACTCTTTACTAACTACCCGAATCCGTCACGCGCTGATTTCTACCCCCCTCCCATTTGCGCGAGGTTGGCGTATAACCGCGAAACAGGGGCGAAGGGCTACCGAGATAGCCCCCCACCCCCCTCTCGGCCTTTAGAATCCATCCTCGCCCCAACTAGGCCATATCTTCTGGGTCATGGGCTGGCAACAGCCTCACAGGTGCTTCTGCCGCCGCCTTCAGCACCGCCGTCACCGCCGCCTCTTTCAGCGCCTTGACGTTCCGGACGGGCACTTCGTCCTCGATGACCTTGACTTGTAGCGTCTGCTGTCCCTGATGCTCGACCAGTTGCTTGTCCCCATACTCCGTGGGCGCTGACTTAGCGGCCGCCCACTTCAGGGTGTCAATCAGCACCCGGTCCATCGCCGTGGTCTGCGTCGTACTCTCCCGCGCCACGCGAATCGCCTCCTCCGCGAACGCCGACCCCAATAACGGCCGCGCCCGCTGGTACTCCGCGTATATCTCCGGGTCGCGCACCAGCCACGTCCGAATCCGGCCCGCCGGAATCTTCAGCTTCCGCGCCGTATCCGCGACCGTCAACCCGTTCGTCATCCCCTCCAGCACCTGCTCCAACACCGCCCGCCGGTCCTTCGCCGACGTTTCGTCCTTTCCGCGCGCCATACACCCTCCAGTGGTGATGCCCCCAAGATACGCTTGACTTGTACCAGACGCTAGACGCGGCTGAGAGGGTGGAATCAGACGCGCTGGCGGGCGCGCGCTACATACCCCCCCCCCCCCCCCCCCCCCCCCCCCCCCCCCCCCCCCCCCCCCCCCCCCCCCCCCCCCCCCCCCCCCCCCCCCCCCCCCCCCCCCCCCCCCCCCCCCCCCCCC